ACCCCAAATACAGTCTGTGATATACCTATCTTAACGATTAAGGCACGTTCTCCATCAATAAGAACATGATCACCCTCTTGAAACTGCTTATTCATGCTAAATGCAAGACCCTTGCTAAACTTAGTTGCAAAATCCTTTATCATAAACCCTATGATGACGATCATTATCATACCAATGTATGGCAATAGGTATTGAGTCATCTCAATAGCAGCTGTGTTGGGTGTAGGTATTTCCATTTAATTTCTCATCTTTCTTTCTTCAGCCGAAATTTTATCTCTTTCCTCTTTCAAATATTGCATTAACAGTCCTAAGTATATTTCCCTCTCCCATGGCATCATATCTTCTAATTCTGTTAGACTGTAATTGTGGTGTTGCATCATTGCAAAATTAGTTTTATAATAGTTCTCCATATTCTCATGTGAGAGGGCTATTCGAAAAAACTTTGCAGGCCCTCCACTACAATCTCATTCTTCTTCTTAGTCACGGGGTTGGTCACATTGATAATATGCCTTAGTTTTGGCATAGTCTCAAAGAAAGCACTAACCTTAGCGAATTGATCTTGACTCATACTGTCGATGAAATCATCCAACTCTTTGTCTGTCATGTCTACCCTATTGTGAATAGAGTCACCATCGTGGATTTCACTAACACATCGTTTGATCATATCGAAGATCATCTTGATCTGTCCACCGCCATCAAATAAGGCCATATCAGACAACATAGGATAACGCATGTGTATACTAATCTCATCATTAATTTCAATGACATGACTATGATCCAAATCCATTTGAATCTTAACGTCTGTTAGATCGACTTCTTGTTCTACTCTAGTTACCTTATCATCATCGCACAGCAGACTTAGTTTAAGTTTCTCTCCTACTGATTTGCCTCGTAGTTGTAGAAAGATATATTCCACATCAAATAGAGGCACCTCGTAGGGATCAATCTTACCAAACGTACAATCCCGTACAATAGATGCAAATGCACTTTCTACCTGTTTAGTGTCTTCAGACTCTTGAGCAATCATAAGAACCTTTTGTTCCTTTACAAGCCAAGGCCTGTACTTAATTTTCTTAGTGGTAGAAGGTAACTCCAACTCATATGTTAACGTACTCAGTTTAGGTAAAGCCATAATTTTTCATCCTTTAAAATAATATGATTAACGAAGACCGTTTCGCAATACAGCGGGTAAGGCCCTTGATATGTTTCTTTCGACTGTATTGATTACAGTCTGTCCAATTTTATCCATCAAACTTGGTGGTTCTTGATTAAGGTCGGCGGTAGTCCAGTATCTAAAATTCATGTTCATTGTGAATTCTACGATTTGATTTCCACTCCCATACGACAAGGACACAGGGCCCACAGTCTTAGGGAAACACTCCCACAACTTCAGTCCATAACGTCTTTGCATCTGGTTGTCTAAAAGGTAGATGAACACAGTGCCGACATAATCATTATAATAACCCATGTTCCATGTTTGTGGGTTATATGCTGCGTACTGCCATTTCTCAAATAAGACTCGTTCTGACAGGTCAGAACTACTCTGGAAATTGATAGAAATACCATCATCAAATATAACATTGTCTGCCACTTGTCGTTGCGGCCCATGTATGTTGGTGTCTGGGGATGTCGCTAAAGTTCTGCCAGGCAATGTAATACTAGATGCTCGTAAGGATATGTTTGAGATATCCTGTTTGCTTACTCCCTGTACTAATCCCCTCATGGCATTTTCTGAAGTACCAGATGATGAACCAGCGGGTGGGAAAATTTCTACTTCATAATGGTTGGGTGTAGCGTATCCTTCATTAGAATGAAACGATGACAGGATGTTATTCAATATCCCATAAGCGCCGCCTTCTAGAAACTTAGGTAATACAGACATTAGATCATTCCCCTAGAGTCTTTCCATACAACAGACTCACTGCTCTTCTTGAATCTCTGTACGGGCAACAGTGTGGCCACAGTAAATTCATCAGCATCTATTCTACGGAATTGTGTTTTAACGTGACCAGCCAAATATCTCTTTAAGGTTGGCTTAATTTCTCTTATGTTTTTAAGGGCACTGTAGTCCACATCTAATTTCGTTGACTCATCAAATTTGGTGTTATTACTAAAGTCCACCAACTTATCCAACAACCTCATCCTCAAACCTAACGGCAGATAATGTAGATTACACCCTAGAAACCCATCCTTATACAGTTCAATAGGTAGAACTAGGGGGAATGAATCATAGTAAGGTAACGTCTTCTTATGCTTTGGATCATAGATAAACATATTAAGTCTACCGAAGAATGGGGCGCTTGCCCTTTTACCGTCTCTAATTAAGTCCATAGCGCCTGGTTGCCCAAACTCTTTGATCTTGTCTTTGTACCAATTGGTTGAACGTGGTCTTCCACCTTGTGCCTTTAGTACTGATTGTATATATTTGCTCTGTGCCATACCTCTATTTATACGATATGCCCAGATGATCCTCGTTTAGTATTTTAAACTCAATACCATTGATGTCACAAAATTCTGTAGCATACTTCCATTTTGCTTCATTAACAGCCCACGTTTTGATGTCTCTATAGAATCTATTGGTCTTCCTTTGTGGTATCTTGGGTGGAGAGCATTGGGCCTTGGGTTTGATCTCTACAATAGACTTCTCTATTTTACCATCTGCCCTTTTCACTTTAATATAAAAATCTGGGAAGTATCTGTGGATTCTACCATCGACAGGTGATAAATAGGGGATGATGATCTCTTCACTACCCCATTCTAGTACTGCCTTGTTAGTGTCGCAGTACACCATGAACTTACGTTCCCATAGAGAGCGGTATACAATACGAGATAGATCACCCCGATATTTTCTTGGATTGATTGGTATATATTTCCCTTTGTATGCCATGACTAAGTTACCTAAATAGTTGTGTATTATAAGGATATTTATAAATGGCGTTTACATCAGCAATATCTAACCAAGTCGCCCGAAGTGTTAATAGTAGGGTTTCGGGTGTTATCTCCAAAGGACTAAAAGATGTTTTTGGTACTAACGGTGGATCGAACTCTTCAGACACACGAGCTCTTGCTACCAATGGTGGTGCAACGACTAAGAATTTTCAATATCCTCTAAACGTAGAAGGTGATGAACAACAGGGTCATTACATTATGTTTATGATCAATACTGCCCAACAACCAAAGATTGGTAAGGGTAAGGGCGGAGCACCAGCTACCCCTAGTTCAAACCAACAACAAAATGGCCCATCCAAAACAAACCAAGAAGCATTTAGAAGTGGTAGTGGTGGTAACACGCTATCTGCTAAACGTCCACCTAGTACTAGATTAGATACTGCAATATCTCTTTACATGCCACCTAGTGTTACTGTTGCATATAAGGCAGAATATGTTGATGATGAAATTGGTGGTATGGCAGAGGCTGGTGTGAAAGCGGGCAATAAGATTATTGAAGCATTTAGTAGTGGTGGCATTAAGAGTGCAATGAAAGAAGGTGCTAGTCAGATAACTGGCACAGTACTCCCAGCAGTTGGACAAGTCGCTGGACAAGCAGTACTGGGCATGATGGATAAAGTTGCTCAAGGTTCTGGTACATTGGTACAATTACAAAGTGGTGTGGTGTTTGGTAGTAAATTCGAATTGCTCTTTAAGAACATTGGACGTAGACAGTTTTCTTTCTCATTCAACTTCTTACCGAAGAGTGAACAGGAAGTTATTATGGTTGCTCAGATATGTGACACATTCAAACGGCATATGATGCCTAGTGTTGCTGAGTCCATGAACGTAGGTAGTATTTCACTCAAACAACCAAAAGGACGCCTCCTGACAATTCCTGATACATTTGATATACAGTACATGTATCAAAGTAAAGAGAACCCATTTCTCAATAAGATTTCAACGTGCTATCTTACAGGTGTTGACATATCGTATGGTGGTGATAAGTACTCCACATTCGAACCAGTTCAACATCCAATTACTAAAGGTCTTGGGCCTGCTCCACAGAAGACTAGTATTAAACTAGATTTCAATGAAATTGAGATCATGACTAAAGAACGTATAGAGGAGGGCTACTAATGTATTTTGCAGCATTCCCTAAGATATATTACGATGGTAAAGGAGATGGACACTTCAAGGTAGTAACTAATTTCTTACGCCGAGTAGCAGTACGTACCAAACTAAAAACACATGGAGCCCTATTCGATACCTATGATGTTAAAGAGGGTGAAACTCCAGAGATGATTGCACACAAACTGTATGGAGATTCAGAGTACCATTGGGTGGTACTGCTTATGAATGATGTAATTGATAGGTTCCACGGGTGGCCAATGTCTACTCCACAGTTCCTAGCATTTGTTGAAGAGAAGTACGACAGTGCAGATGATATACATCATTACGAAATAGATTCTGTGTCTGGGCCTGTTAAGAAGATCGACATAGGTAAGGACAATACAGATTACCCTATGGCTAGTATTGTTACTAACATAGAATTTGAAGAGGCAGAACAGGATAAGAAACGGAAGATTAAACTACTAGACCCACGATACTTAGAACAATTTACGACAGAATATAAAGCAATAATGTCGGAGTCGCAGATATAAAATGGTTGATACTATTGGTAATGCCGGCGAATTCTCACTTGAATTAGTGCAGATAATCGCTGCAGACGGAACAGAACTAGACATTACATCAAATGTCATGGAGATCGATATATACGAAGATATTGAATCTCCATGCGTTCAAGGTACAATAGCATTCAATGATCCGATAAACTTTATGAACACACTGCCTGTTGTAGGGCAAGAGATGATTCGGGTACAGGTTAAAACTCCTTCATTCAAAACCTCAGAAGAAATCATAGAGTACCTATTCTACATGTACACGATTAGGTCTATGGTTGAAACCAATCCAAACAGCAATGTTGTTGTTATGGAATTCAGTTCTGTTGAATTTATTGTCGATGCTAGGAAGAGAGTCAACAGGACGTTAAAGGGTACGTGGTCAGATATAGTTACAGCCATAGTACGAGGTGATCTAGAAAGCACCAAAGATGTATGGGCTGAACCTACCGCAGGCATTAAACAAATAATGGCCCCAGACATTTCTCCATTAGCTGTTATTAAGAACGCTAAGAGGGAGGCGATATGTACTGAGTTCGGTTCGCCCACATATCATTTCTATGAGACAACACAGGCATTTCATTTCAGATCATTAGAGAGTTTGTACACAAAGGAAATTGCTGGATACTACACCACAGCACCACAGGGCGGATTAGAGAAGAGAAATAAGGGTATGCCCAATGTCCTTGCAGACTTCCAGAAGATAAGAGAATGGACAATAGACCAGACACGTGATACCCTATCTAACAGCGCAAATGGCATGTGGTCATCTGAAACCATTGAGCATGACATATTCAACAAGACGTTCACTACAACCAATTATAACTATTTCGATTCCTTTGAGACTGAGAAACATATAGACGATTTCGATGAGAAGACTACTTCACAACCTCTCTTTAGTGCGGGTGCTGTAGATGATTCTAATGGTAGGTTGTCAGACTACTATAAGAAGAGTTATCTGTTGCCAGTATCAATCAAGGATAAGACATCTGGTAGTGACTCACATTACACAAATTCCAAGGGTCGATATCCTTTCACTGGATATAATCCCAGTAAGTGGATAGGTAGACGCACATCCACAGTAGAGCAAGTTAATGCAGGCCTTAGTATAACCATGACTGTTGATGGATACACTGCCATTCATGCTGGTGATGTTGTAGAATTAGAACTGCCCTCTTCTAGTCAGAATAAGAGTGCAGACGGACAAACGGTTGATAGGTGGTTTCGTGGTAAATTCCTTATTAGGAATATGAAACACTCATTTAGTGTGACTACGGGTAAGCATGAAATCATGATGCAATGTGTTAAGGACAGCACAGCATCTCAACCAGAAGGTGATCCCAAAGAACCTAGTCCACAACCAAAACAATACGGCAAGTCAAATCAATTGGCGCCGAAGACATATAACAAACGTAGCGATTTCTACGGATAACCAAAGGAGAGTCCACATCAGTCAGCGTAACAAGTTTATCTCAGAACGAATTAAAGCAAAGGAACTCAAAATGGCTAAAACAAAAAACAGAATCAAAAACATGACATTTCAGACCCAACCTCGCCAGATGGAACCGTTAACCCCCCTTTCAGAAAGTGATAAATATATTGCGAACCTACAGAGATACAGTTACAAAGAACTAGGACAATTAGATGAAAAGATACCACGAACTACTGCCCTTGCTTGAAGGGGTGTACGACAAAAATATCTTTAAAGCAGTCTTCCTCGCTGGTGGGCCTGGTAGCGGCAAATCTTATGTCGTTGGCCAGACCACTGGTGGGTTGGGCCTTAAAGTAGTCAATTCAGATGATAATTTTGAAAGACTATTAGATAAGGCAGGGCTGACTAAGAAGATGGATACTAAACGAGGTGAACGTGAGGCAGAAAAAAGAGATGTCGTGCGGGATCAGGCTAAGCGTATCACTGATAAACAGAAGAACACCTATGTTGATGGTCGCCTTGGGTTGATCATTGATGGTACTGGACATGACTTTGAAAAGATTAACAGGATGTCTTCGAAACTGAGGATGTTAGGATATGAGACATATATGGTCTTTGTTAACACTTCTCTAGACGTTGCACTACAATCCAATGCAGAAAGAGACAGAGTTGTACCTAGTGCTATTGTTGCTAAGTCCCATAAAGCAGTGCAGTCTAATCTAGGTAAATTCAGTAATCATTTCAGAGGCAATCTAGTCATCGTGGACAATAACGACAGAACACAGGAACCTATTAAGCTAGCCACTAAACAGGTTAGACGTTTGCTTAAGAAACCAGTAAACACCTCAATATCAAAGAATTGGATCGCTGGTGAGATGGAGAAGAAAAGAGCTAAATAATGAATTTTTGGGAAACTCTTGACTCTTGGGCAGACAACGATCTAACAGACCTACTTCATGATCACGTAGACAATCACGCCACCATGCTCTCTGAGTGTGAGGCGTTTGAGCATTGGACACGGGTAGATGAAAACTATGGATTCTGGACACCAGATTCAATAAAGAACCATATCAAAGGCATTGCACCTAATATCGCCAAGTCATCACCACATGGCCCTTGGGATAGGTGGTTTGCTATGCCCACAGAAGAAGACTTCCCCACACTACACAAATACCTCTATTCACACAGTGAATACAAGAACCCCATCATATCTAAGCTTGGCCCAGGAGCTCAACTAGCTCCCCATTCACATCCTAAACAAAAAATGCTTTATAATATGTCGATTAACTACCCAGAAGGGTGTCAATTTGCGGTGTATCCTACAGGACTTATACCATATAAGGCAGGAGATGTGTATAAAATCAAGGTTCAGCAGGAACATGCGGTATATAACCGCTCTAATAGTGACAGATATCATGTTCAAATAGCAGATGTTGCAGATATGTCACGCATCTTCAGATAATTTAAAAATAATGCATTTAATGTACGATTTCGCTTGACATTACCCTTTGGATGGTCTATACTAAGGTATAAACTGAGAAAAGGAAGACAAGATGTTAATTAGTAATTGGAAAGAGAATTTTAAAGGCACTGGCGTTTGGGAAGCAACTAACTGCATCTCAGGCAATATCTCGCAGAGTCCTAAACTTGTCGGCGATGCCCCCGATGGATGGGGTCATAAAACAAGCTTTACGGCATTTGGTGGTTTCGGTGAAATCATGAATATGGGTGAGGCATTTGAGACTTTTGAGGAGGCCGCTGAATTTATGGAGGCGTGCTTCACTTGGGAAGTTGAACTCAACGGACGCTCCCTTACTCTAACAGGTGATAGGGTGAACCTCAATGATGAATAATGAATTCGTATTCCTTTCCCCCGAAGTCTCTAGTAAGACTAGAGATGTCATGGGCTTTGATGACTGTGGCACAGGGGAGAACATCATGATTAACTCTTCTTGGATGATGGCTCATATCATGCACCGAATCGGTTTGTTCCCAAGTGTGGGAATCGCCCGTAAAAATGGGTGGAATAAGGCCATTCCAGAGGGCTTTTCGGAGTGGACGGTAGGAAAAAATAAAATAAAAGTTTGGATTCTCAATGAATTCAATGAGTTATAGGGTACGATTTCGCTTGACAAAACCCTTTAGTGCTGTTATACTATGTATATAATGAGAGTTAACAAAGAGAAAGATATGATTATGAAAAACGATTTTGCAATGTTTACCACTAAAGGTAATAATGAAGTTGGTAAGTTAGTTGATGCCGCTATCGCTGGTGAATGGAAGTGGGAAAAGACTTCTTATGCATTGGCTTTACTTGGTGGAACTGAGATTGGTGGTGAATTTGAAGAAGCCACGGACACTGCTGTTAGAGAAGCAGTTTGGGAAGCCATGATTACTTACAATCCTGGCATGGACTATGGAGTAACAAAATAATGGTTATGGTTAATAAAAAGTTCGACAATATCGATGACGGTATTGCAAATATGATCGCTGCTGCGAATTATGATTATGATAATTTCAACGTGAGTGATGACATGAAGGCCGACTTTAAGAAGGGTTGGGAGATCAAGAAAGGTTCTAAGTACATCAAGATTAATACTAAGAACTCTGCTTGGGGATTCGTTGTCAACACTGATGACGATAAGAAGTTCATGAAGGGCGACTTGCTCATGTGTGCTGGTTATAAGGCCCCTGCTAGAAATGGTGCAAGAGGTAACGTCCTTGAAGGTGGTTTCGAAATCCGCTGGACTGGCCCTCTCTACTTGGTAGATAAAGGTCGAAAGGCCGCAAATTGGGGCAATCCTGCCGCAAAACTTAGCATTAACATTGGAGGTAAATTATGGAAAACCCTAACACATTTCGAGAGAAATTCATCACGTTCAGCAGGATTGCTGGAGACACCCTTGCTATCTTGTCTATCTTTGGCATGGGTTACGTTTGTTTGGTAGTTTTTGGAGATAGATATTAAAAAGGTACTTGACATCTTGGTGATGTTATGGTAGTATAATAACACTGAAGGAAGACTTCTGGAGATGGGTTTAGTGACTTTTCCCATCTAGGGCATAACGCCACTGTTAGTCTTTCATTCGGATTTCCTCTGGTAATCAAACTACCCCCCAGAGGAATAGCAAGAGGGACGCAGCTCGAAACGCCAAAGATAAAATCAAGGCGACAACAAGGCGGGGTATTGGTGATGTACGTACTACCATTAAAGATGTACCGCTGTTGGGGGTCAGCGTTAACAAAACCCCCACTTATTGGTTTCTAATGGAAGAAAGTATATGTCTAAAATTGACGCTCTAATGAAAACTTACGAAGGTGTGGAAACTGTTTCTGTTATCCATGCCGCTATGGATGATGCAATCAGTCCAACTGTGGTTGCAATGGTCGAAGTCTCTAGTGGACTTAGCGATACTGCTAAGTTAGAGAAGGCCTTCATGTTGACGAACTCTATTAATGATGCATGGTGGAATAACAAAGATGTTACCCCTATGTTCAGCGAGAAAGGTTGTCGATCTACTATGGTTGGAGACATGGTGCTAATCGGTACTGTGAAATATAAATGTGACTCAATGGGATGGAGTAAAGTATAATGTGGAAGTTTAAATCAAATGTGTATGGGGGGACTGCCCCTGCCGTAGTACGGCGGTTGAAGAGACAGGATGTCGATTTGTCTGATTCAGTTAGTCGGGCGAAGTTTGGATACAACTATTTGGAGTTTGTGTCCAATGATTAAAGCGATGTTGATTGTTGCCTCTATGGGCATCAATACGGAGATGCCTGATATGGACTCTTGCTTAAAAGCAAGGGCCATGATCATGTCCCAAGATTCTTCAATCAAGAGTCTATGTGTACCAAAGGCGGCCGATAGTGATAAGATGAAGGAGATGTTCGGCGTCTTCATGGATATGATTGATAGAATAAAGGAGTATGAAGAACTTGATAGATTCAATAGAGAAGAAGATAGACAGTGCTGTACGGATGAGGGAAATCTCGACTACAGACTGGGCTCGTAATTACTGGACGATGGTAGTTAAACAACTCCTTGCAATCGCAACGAGGGTCGAACCTAAATAATAATGAAAGAACTATAGAATGATCGATGACGAAAAGCTAATGGAACTCTATAATAAGAGTTTCGTTCAAACCGTACAATTATCAGAAGAGTACAGCGTTCTCGCTGTCGCTGCAACCTTGTTAGGTCAGTCAATGAGATTGTATAAAACTGTTTTGGATGAAGATGAGTTTTATGATATGATTGAGGCGTTTACTGAAACGGTGGGAGAGATCAAACCGTATGACCCTCAAATGATAGCAGAAGGGTCTACAATCCATTAAAAAGGGGCGGAAATGGTAACTATTACAGAAGCAGCACGAAAATATATGAAGAGTGTTATCTTATATGGTGACTTTGTAACGCTTGGTGTTAAGGGCGGTGGGTGTTCAGGCTTTCAATATGTCTGGGGACTCAAGAATGGTGATCTGCAAGGTATGACTGAAAACGTGAAGTGGTCAGACCCTATTGATGAGGTACTAGTATTAGACCCATTGGCAGAGATGTATATCATGGGCAGCGAAATAGATTATGTCACCGAATTGGGTGGATCATATCTCGCAGTCAAGAACCCCACTAGTAAGAGTAGCTGTGGTTGTGGCGAGAGTTTTGGAGTATAGCGTCTTGTGGCGTAGACTGAACATACAATATGATATCGATCAGATCAAATGGGAATACGAAAATACCAAGAACATGTTGTCTTGGTATGACTCCATTGGCGGTTCGAAGCAACTGGCATTACAGTCCTATGATGGTGATCCTACCCCATATAAGAGTGGCTGTGGTAGCATGAAGCGTCAGCCAGGTATGACAGAGTACGATTATAATGTGATAAATCCCGCTTTCAATAAAGGCATATTTTCTAGGATAATCACCCCATATCATCGTGCTAGATTCATGACAATGATTAAACACAGTACATATAGTGTACACAAGGATAAATCACCTCGCCTTCATATGGCAATAGACACACACCCCCATGCATATTTCTTTTGGCCTGACACCAAAGAGGTTGTACACATACCAGCAGATGGATTTGTGTATTGGGTGGACACTACAGAGAATCACACATTTGTCAATGCAGGGCCAGATAGAACGCATTTAGTTATGGTCGAATAGGAGATTATTATGGACATCAAGAGCAAGTACACATACGTGACTAACAATAAGGATGAGACTCAATGTATTGGACTCACGCCTGAAGCTAGTACGTTCCAAGGTGTAATATACAAATACGGCAAGGTGTCAGCACCTAACCCAGATGAATTAAATTCAGAAGGGGACTTGCCTTTACGGTTCGACTATGATATAGTAGATAATAATTCGCTTCCAGAAGAATGGTTGAGAAGCGATGAATTTCATACACTCATTGGTGATATCCTTGTGGATATTATGGATGAACAACTAACTAAAGGAACATTGAATTTTGCCAACACAGACGATTGAACGAACGACTTTAAGTCAACTAGTATATAATGAAGAATATGCACGTAAGGTGCTTCCCCATATGAAGGCAGACTATTTCTCAGACAGGACTGAGAAGATCGTGTATCAAGAGATACAGAAGTTTGTAGAACGATACAATGCCCTACCTACCAAAGAAACCCTTGAGATAGAGATTGACACACGCCGTGATCTGAATGAAGATGACGTTAAGCGTGTGCTATTGGTGGTCAAGGACTTAGACCCAGATAAGGATGTCAATTTTGAGTGGTTGGTAGAGACTACTGAGAAATTCTGTAAAGACAAGGCTGTGTATAATGCCATTGTCGAGGGCATATCCATCATTGATGGCAAGGATAAGGATAGGTCAGCAGATGCTATACCTACCATATTGACAGATGCCCTTGCTGTGGGATTTGACAATAGAGTGGGCCATGATTATCTGCAAGATGCAGAAGAGCGTTTTGATTACTACCACACGATAGAAGAGAAGATACCATTTGATCTGGAATTCTTTAATAAGATCACGAAGGGTGGACTACCACCTAAGACATTGAACATTGCCCTCGCTGGTACAGGTGTAGGTAAATCGTTGTTTATGTGTCACGTTGCTGCCAATTGTATGACACAGGGAAAGAATGTCCTGTATATCACACTAGAGATGGCAGAAGAACGTATCGCTGAACGTATAGATGCCAATCTCATGAACATATCAATGGAAGACTTACATGATCTACCTAAGACCATGTTTGATTCTAAGATTGGTCGTATCATGAAGAATACCACAGGTCAGCTCATTGTCAAGGAATACCCTACTGCTGCTGCCCATACAAATCATTTTCGTGGACTGCTTAAGGAATTAGCAGTCAAGAAATCATTTAAACCAGACATCATATTCATAGATTATCTGAATATTTGTGCATCATCACGACTCAAGGGAGCAGCTAATGTCAATTCTTACACGTATATTAAATCAATTGCAGAGGAACTTAGGGGACTTGCTGTTGAGACTAACGTACCGATTATGTCTGCTACACAGACTACAAGGTCGGGGTTCTCTAACTCAGACGTTGGGTTGGAAGACACAAGTGAAAGTTTTGGACTTCCTGCTACAGCAGACCTCATGTTTGCTCTTATTAGTAACGAAGAGCTTGACGCTCTCAATCAGATCGCAGTTAAACAGTTAAAGAATAGGTATAATGACCCTACTGCCAATAAGAGATTTGTGATTGGCATAGATCGTGCCAAGATGCGACTCTATGATGTGAAGTTGACTGAACAGGAAGGTATACTGGATGCTAATCTAACTGGTGATGTACCAGATGCATTTAGTGAACCAGTATTCGATAAGACAGATTTCGGTGGATTCAAGGTATGAGGATTGCAGTATTAGGACTGCTGGTATTAGGGGCATGTCAGACGATGCCCATGCCAGCAGGCAATAATGTACCATGTGATAAGGTTGGCACAAGTGTATCGCCTGGAAACGTCACATATGGATATAAGGGGCGAACGTGTAAATCTGATTGGATGGGATATGGTTCAAAAGAATCAGTGACATTTGAGGTGAAACGAGGATCACCAGTGTATGCCATAACAGACATGACATTAGTACGAGTCAGTAATCTCAGTGCCAAGAGGCGCCGAGGTATGGCTCCATATGATGACATTCATTTATATTTCATAACCACCAACGGCGACAAATATCGATATTACCATATGAAGAGTTCGCCGCTTGCACCGTCATGCCCTGTATGGGATACATTCAAACAAGCAAGAAAGAATAAACGCACATCACTACGGCAGTGTAATGCAACACGTTACACTAATGTAAAAAAGGGTGATCTCATAGGGACATCAGGCGCTACAGGATTACATGAACATTTCGATATCATATTCAAGCCGAGAATCAATGGGCAAAACCATATCGTACAAGGGGATGTTCATTTTGAGTGGGAATGTGGTAATAGCAGTAAGACTATGATGAGGTTGCCCTTTACTTGTCCCAAGACTTGATGGCAGTAAAGTTATTGTAAGAGAATTCCATACGATCCACTAGTTTGACAGCATCACCAGAGATACGATCAATCGCAACATAACCCTCTGGGTTAGTCACCTTGAAGCCATCAGCAGTACGTACAAATGTACCCATACCCTTAACAGAATTCAATTTCTTAACAATCATCATCTTACCCTCAACCAATAGGTTCTGAAAGGTGATAACCTGTACGAGATTGATGGTATGCTTCTTGACTTCTCTCATGAATTCTTTCTGAATATTCGTGTATTTCTTCTTACCGCCCTCTGATTTGGCTTTATCAATCTGTTTCTGTATGCTGGTCATAACCCATTCCTCATATCCCTTGGCATGCTTGGCTGGATTAGTAATGATCTGACCAGCACGTACCTTAGAGTTATTGTAGGTTTTGAGGGATGCACCAGCAACGGCGCCTGTCATAGAGTTTTGTAGAGCAAGGAAAGATCGTAGTTTAACAGCATTAATCTTTTGGAATGTCTTACCAGTAGAGGATAGAATCGCTGTGATTTTCTCTGTCTCGCCCGTAGTGAATGTAGACGAACCAGACGTATCCTTATAAGTGGCATCATCCATCCATATAGAAGAGGGTTTCTTCAAAGAACTGATATTGGCACCAAATGATGCTTTCATTCCTTGGAGTGTACTACCTGTATATGTGGTATGCCATACGATACCTATTTTAGACTTTTTTATATAATTACCAAGATCACTATCCACGGGTACAGCATAGACAATAGTGTTAGGTTGAAATGTGATATATTTAATGCCATCGATAGTCTTATTCTCAGTATCATCAGTCCACATAAGATCGCCCTGTAGAACGCCTTTGATACCAAGTTTAGAGAATTCAGTAAGTGCCACCTTGAATTTACTATTCAAAGCACCAGATAGATCATCATCAATTTCCTTAATAGACTTATACAATTTGGGATTAACATTAAACACAGACTTTTTGGCAACAAAGAACTTACCATCATCGGGGTCTATACCAGCAAAGATCGCTGGTGCGCCATCCCATTTGACAGTCATATTAACAGAAGAACGAGAAGAACCAGCCAACATATCACGTAGAGAACGAAGGAAGTTCAATGCTGCCCTACCACCATCAACACCAAAGTTAATGATCTCATCCTCTAAGTGTTCAAGATGTAAGTTCTTGCCACCTTTATCTTCAGTAATCATTGTATTAAATTTCATCATGCTTCTATTTATATCATAAACAATATAGTATGTCAAGTCACAATAAATAGAATAATGCCAGATAGATACGGAGAAAATACAAGAGAATGGATGATCATGTATAGTGATATAGAGATGGATAAAGAGTGGCATACGACTGCCTGTATAGGGGTTTGCACGCTCGAGGATGACGTATGCATAGGGTGTAATAGGACTATGGATGAGATTAGAGAAGCGTATATAGAGAGTATGCGGAGAGATTCCCATATAATCCCATAGGAACCCATAAAATAGGGTATTTAAATAAAGGTTAAAATAAACATGATGCCGTTGTGATATGAATTTGTAGACTCTCAGCATAAGCTCCACACAGCCCTCAGAATTATTATAGAAAGGGACTTGACAATGGCCCCATATAGGTGTATATTAGGCCATGCTGGGCTTTTAAGGGTAGCTATAGAGTGTAACATTAATACAACACAGGAATAATAAACACAAATAAGCTAAATGAGTGCTTGACATATCCCTGCCAGCCGTGTATAGTATTACTATAATGAGGATTAACGGTAAGGATAGAGAGATGACTGAATTAACACTAGTGGCAGACGGCTGGATGGAGAAGGGCGTACGAGTGGTATGCTGGAGATATGGTTCATATGACTATGAGATAGAGATATACAATATGAAGCTAACATCTAAGGAGACTAAGGTCACTATACCGTATAAGGCCTCCTATGAGGCGACTATCGCCCATGTTAAGGAGATGTGTGCAGCTACTAACGCCTGTTGTGTGTATTAAAAGAAAGTACTTGACATATGCCTTATAGTGTGTTATAGTACTAATAGAATTGAGAGAGTGATTCGTTAAGGTTGGATGGGTCATGTTAAAGTTCCACAATGGTGGTGTGACAAGTGAGTCGAACCTCTCTCAGCTCTCTCTAAGAAGGGTGGCCCCTTTAAACTGGCCGCCAATGTCTAATCTATAAATGTAATAAGTATCCAATGAAACATCTAACAGCAACTGAAAGGATCAACCCCCCAATGGCCAATTCCCCTATATCTTTAAGCTCCTCAGAGGCAATCACAATATCAGTATTAGAGAAGGAACTTGGTTCACCCTCTATAGATTCCCGATACAGAGAATGTATCATTAGGAGAATTGAGTACATCAAGGAGAACTTACAGGACAACATGGCCACCCCCTAAAACTGGAAGGGGGCCATATCCCTTAACTGGGAATAAAAATTCAGCTGGCCCAAAAAAAGACTTGACAAGGCTGTTTATATGTGTTACTATAACACTTAACAATTGAGAAGGAACTACTACACTATGAATGAATACAATATTGGCGACACCGTGTCCTATCTGGACGAATATAACGGAATGAAGTCTGGAGTTATCGCAGAGGTTGCCTCTGATATGGACTCCTATAACGATATGAAGCTTGAGGATGGTATTCCTTACTATGCTTCGAAGAAGCTGACAGCAGCTGCGAATAAGAAGTTAAAAAATGAAGCGAAAGCTCCGTTAACCTCTCCCGTATATGCGAAGGTCAAGCCGAAGAACATGGAATCAGTCTTCCTTATTCTGAAGAAGGATTTGGCGGCTGTTGAGGAGGAGTTTATCATGATGGATGATGTTATTGGATAACCTTATAAGGACTGTGGATGGCGCTCTTAGTGCTGAGCAGTGTGATTACCTTATCGATATGTTTGAGAGGAACGTAGCTCTTCAAGAGACGCAGATGAATGGCAAAGGCCAATCGTTAACCCGTATGAATTTGATGGGTTCCTCTCATACCCCCTTTAGAGAAGACTTGGATTACTTAACCAAGGTCTTTAGTGCTGGTGTGGAGAAGTACAAGGCTGCATGTGGTATTCAGTCATGGCAGTTCCCGAAGAAGTATGCCCTAGAGGCCATAAAAATCAAGCGATACGAGCCTGATACTAATGAGAGCTTCCCCGATCATATAGATGTGATGGATTTAGAGATGAGCCGCCGTTTTTTGGTGATGTTTATCTACCTTACTGACAATGAGGGTGGTCAGACGTTCGTACAGGACTTTGTGAGCCCCTGTAAGCAAGGCACTATGCTATTGTTCCCACCTATGTGGCCTTGGGTTCATTCAGGCGAGTCTCCTGTGAAAACATCTAAGTATATTTTAGGGAGTTATCTGCATTATGTCTAGTTTATCTCGTTTGGCTGGTTCTGTGACGCCGGGCGCTACATTCAGTGAGAAGTTTAAGGCGAAAGTGGTTGACTTGGAACAGTCGATGCACTATAATACCGAACGAGCCACTGGAACTTGCGTTGGTGGCACCGAAGGCTATACGATGGCCGAGATGAACGATGCCCTACGGAATGATATAAGAGAATCAGGCGATTCGTTTCAAGGTCGGAACTCTTCTACTGCCTCCTTTATGACAAGATGGGACATGCATCAAACCTATGGTTCATTTTCTCTTCTGGGTGATCTAGCAATAGAGGCAGCCGCAGACATACCCCTCGCCGTACGGACGTTTGCTGATGGAAGTCCTAATCCTATATCTCTTTACGTTCAAGAGAGCTGGGGTTTGATATATAATAAGGGTCATACGTGTAAAACGCATACGCACTGGCCTTCCACGTGGTCTTACACCTATTGTGTGGATGCATGTGAGAAATGTGCGCCTCTTTGTTTCCCAACAAATGATGGTGTTCATCCTATACCCCCAAAGCAAGGGCAGTTGATATTGTTTCCTTCTTGGGTTAATCACTTTGTGCCAGAGCATGAGTGTGATCACGAAAGAATTATGATCTCTGGCAACCTAGACGTAGATTGGAAAAAGTAATGCAAGGTAAAATGAGTTTAAAAGAATTAAGTGCTATGGTTAATGTCAACAATAAGGCGTTCGATGCTAATCGACGGCCTGATATGTACCAGCATCCGAAGAACAGACCCTTTCAAGTGGGATATCCGCTCATTCAACAGCATGTCGATCTGCCAGAGGGTGTAGATGAGGAACTTATACAGATTATCAAGGGCCGAGGTGATACACAACGTCACAAAACGAACGTCAAAGCGGATATGACGGATTGGTTCATGCAAAAACAGCACCCACAGTTTCAATTGGTGGGCGATGTAGCGATTGAACTCGCAAAACGTGAGTCTCCCTATGACATGGCGATGGAACTGTTCGATTGTTGGGGTGTCATCTATCAAAAAGACGATTGGACAAAGGCCCACGATCATTGGCCTCACCCGTGGTCGTTCGTTTATTACATAAGATGCGGAGTAGACGATTCGCCCCTAGCGTTCCCCGATGGATATCAAGGTGAGCATCATTTGAAGCCTGTTTCTGGTGACATGATCCTCTTTCCAGGCCATTTGAGGCACAAAGTACCCAGACAAACGCATGATTCAGAGAGAATCATAGTGGCAGGGAACATTTCACCCATGCTTTTACCTTTGGCACACCCTTTTAGAAGGTTTGATTAGTCTAAATAAACTTCACATGACAATAAGAACCACAAAAACGGGAAACAAGTTTCGTGTAATGGTCTTAGAAGACCCTAATGTTCCAGATGTGTATCTGGAGTATCAGAGCGGACTGAGCTTTGAGGAGGCACATGAGATGTTAGCCTTCTACGCAGACCAAGGAAAGAATGACTTGGTACTTGAAGAATACTATCCAGATGCTAATCGTATAGGACGCAATCCCGAGCTCCATTAATCCTTATAAATAGGTTTATGGAAACAGAAAATCAATATTTTATGGGCATGGACGGATTCGTATGGTTCGTTGGTGTTGTTGAAGATCGTAACGATCCAGACCAACAAGGCAGGGTTCGAATACGCTGTCTAGGATATCATAGTCAGAACCATCATGAGGTTCCAACGACTGATCTACCTTGGGCTCACGTTATGCATCCCGTCACAGACCCTTCTATGCATGGAATGGGCAACAGTCCTTCTTGGCTTGTTGAAGGCTCTTGGATTATCGGATTCTTTCGAGATGCAATAGAGAAACAACAACCCATCATCATAGGTTCAATGCCTGGCCAACCTTCTGAGGTTGCGAACTACCGAACAGGGTTCAACGATCCTCGACACAAAGAGTCCACTCAGACAAATGATGCTGGTATTAAAGAATATGCAGCCAACCCAGAAGATGAGGCGGATTACGGCCCCTATCCTTTGGGAGCGATAAAGGATAACTCTCTACCAGAAGATAAACAAACGAAATTCAGTAGGTTCTCTGGACACACTGTCGGAGAAACGGACACAAGTCGTTTGGGTAGAGGTATAACATCAGAAAATCATGCTGCACTATCACGAAGACGCAAGCAACGCCGTACGAAGATACCTACTGCCACCAAACCATTCATACCTACGGTTGAAAACCTTAGTGTAAATGGAACTAATAAAGCAGATGTGATGAAACCGTGGGATGAATTGCATCCTAAAGGTCTAACCAAGGATGCTTCTCCCTATATCTCAGCCGCTTATCCATACAACCACGTATATGAGAGCGAGTCTGGTCATCTTATGGAGATTGACGATACGCCAGGCGGAGAAAGACTCCACAGAGAGCATATGTCTGGTACGTTTGAAGAGATTCATCCAAAAGGAGATAAGGTTGTCAAGGTTGTCGGATCGAACTACGAGATTATCGCTGGTTCCTCTAATGTTATTATAACAGGAGATGTGAATCTTACAATAGAAGGCACGAAGAAAGAACTTATCAAGGGAGATTACGTTCTAGAGGTAGAAGGCGATTATACGAGGAAGATACATAAGAACGAGAGAATGAAAGTTGGGTCGGGAATAGGTGGCAACCTAGAACAAGAGATTGTCGGAAACAATTCCTTCAATATCAATGGTGCAGTAAAGGGCCGGATTAATAAAGACTCCGATACTACCATTGTAGGAAACCAACAACACACCGTAGAGGGATTCCAACGTACTTCTATCACAGGTGACATCGGCAGGAAGTCTACTAAGGGTTCTATTATGGATGAGGCGTTTGTTAACTACTCTCAACTGTCGATATCTGGTATCATGTCTGTCAAGTCTGGTACAACAGGTAACTTTAAGACTGCTGATGTCATGACAATTCATTCAGAGGCCGCAACCAATTGGCGTTCCGAAGGCTTGGTTACAGAAACCTTCGAAGCAAGTCATACTAATAACACTACAGGGATTTTCGACTTGAACGTATCGACTGAAGTTGATATCGACAGTGCGTTGATTAACTTAAACTAGGAGATGTTATGCCAGAAGTAACAAGAGTGGAATCAGACCAGCATGTAGGACACGCAAGTCCTACGCCAGGCCCATTCCACAAAACAGCATATGCAACAGGTTCGCCAGATGTGTTTGTGAATGGTAAAAAGTGTACACGTATTACAGACACTACGGCTTGTGGTGATCCAGCTGTGGTAGGAAGTGCAACTGTATTTGCAAACGGTCTTAAAGTTCATCGTAAAGGTGACGGGACAGGTGGTCATGCTTCATGGGTTCCTAATGCTTCTGCATCTGGTTCACCTAATGTGTTTGCTGGAGGTTAACTATGGATTTTAATGTACCTAATTTGCCAGGCGCTAGTGCCATATACAATAAGATTGCAGCCAAAGTTGCGGATATCGAAAAGGATATTAAAGCAGCGCTAGATATTACGGCTTCTGAAATCAAAGCGATCATGGATGCTAACATGGTAGACCTTGTGGAAAGAACCAAAGGTCTTATTCCAGAGTTGCCGACTACCACTCCTGTAAATTTTCAAGCAGAGGTGGAAGGTTTGCTTTCTATGGCACCCACTAGTGCTATCTATGCGGAAAAGCTTGCATCACTAACAACAAGTTTTGGCCCAGGCCTAAAAGATGCTGGATATGCGTTAGATGATTTGGTAGTTGCTGGAGCAGCTGCATTGAAAGGTGATGCTGCCAGTCTGGCCGGAGCAATACCTAACTTTGAAATACCGCCTGGTTCTCTAGATGCAATTGAAGTTGCACACGCATCTTTAATGCCAGACCTGTTAACCTTAAAAGAGGCCGCTCATAAATTTTCGGAAGATGTTTCGGAAGATGATATCAAAGGATTGTTTGGAGATAAGTTCTCTACGGAAGAATTAAATAAAACCAAAACTGCTATGGAAGCTCATGCGAAACAGATTGAAAAGGTATGGGGAGCTAAAATGAAAAGACTTGCAGTTGAAATTGAAACAAGGGCAGAAGAAGTTAGAAAAGATTCACAAAACATCGGCACTTCAGCTGAAGTTATATCACTATAGGATTAGTTATGGGTAAGAAGAAATCAAGAGAAGGACAAACATCGAAAGGTGAGCGTAGGAATGTTGTTGCTGGGAAGGGCCCCGATTGGAGTCCCCTAGAAACTCTACATCATAAGGTAGATGCTTGGAAACGGGGGAAACCAGTAATGCTAACTATTGCTAACCCTATTAAGAGTGAAACGTCAAAACCATTTGTAAAAGTACAAGCAACAGACGTTTGGGGTAAATATACTCCTTATCTAATGAAGCACAATCCTGCCGCCGGAGTATAAATAGAAGAAGGAGTTAATAAATGTCTACTACGAATACAAATTATGCATGGCGAAATACCGATGTTGCTCGTGATGCCGCTGGAGCAGGGGCATCCCGTAGTTCCAATTTGTATTCAGACCTTGATTTATTCTTTAGTAAAAACAATACTACTGGTGACGTTAATACACTAACAGATGTTGCCGCTGTTAAGCGGTCTATACGTAATTTGGTATTGACCAATCAATATGAGAAACCCTTTCATCCAGAAATTTTCTCTGGGGTAAGGGGGCAGTTGTTTGAACTGATGACTCCTATAACAGCAGTCATTATAGCACGCCAAGTTGAAGATGTTATCACAAACTTTGAACCAAGGGCCAGACTAGTTGGTGTACGTGCTACACCAGACCTTGATCGTAATATGTATGAAATAACCGTAGAATTTTATATTGTTAATGCTCCTACTGAATTGGTTGACTTAACACTAACATTAGAGAGAGTACGATAATGGCCACAGGAACAAATCGAAGATTAGATGTAACAGAGTTTGATTTTGATGAGGTAAAATCAAATCTAAAAACTTTCCTCAAAGGGCAGTCTCAGTTTAAAGATTATGACTTTGAAGGTGCTGGTATTAACGTGCTTCTAGATACTCTTGCTTACAACACTCACTACCTTGGTTATAACTTGAACATGGTTGCTAATGAGATGTTCTTGGACAGTTCTACTCTACGTTCTAGTATAGTATCACATGCAAAGACACTAGGATACGAAGTTAGTTCTGCAAGGGCTTCTTATGCGGAAGTTAATATTGTCCTAAACGATGCTTCCAAGGCCTCCGCTGTTATGCCTGCTGGTACAAAGTTTTTAACCAAATTAGATAATATAGATTATCAGTATGTCACTGTAGCAGATGTTGTGGCTTCAAGTACTGGAGTGGAGATTCCTTTTAACAATATTAAGATATATGAAGGATCGTATATAACAACACGATACGTTGTAGACTCTACCGATCTTAATCAGAGATTTCTTATAAACGATAACTCTACTGATACGACAACTCTTACTGTTAAGGTACAGAACTCCGTATCTGATTCTACGACAACCAAATACACCAGAGCATCTGACATAACTCAATTGATAGGTGCTTCTACAGTTTACTTCTTACAGGAAGTCGAGAACGGAAAGACGGAAATCTATTTCGGTGACGGTGTTACTAGTGCTAAAGTTCTGGACGGTAATGTAGTTTACCTTGAATATGTTATATCAAACAAGGCCGCTGGAAATGGTGCGAAAGACTTTACTCCATCTGGGGGTATTGATTCAGTAACAGACGTTACGGTCACTACACTTAACAGATCGATAGGTGGTGCAGAATCAGAATCACTGGCTTCTATAAAACTAAATGCTCCCTTGGATTACGCTTCTCAAGGGCGATGTGTTACTACGGAAGACTATAAAGTTTATGCAAGGAAACTGTTTCCGCAAACTCAAGCGGTAATGGTGTTCGGCGGAGAAGCCGGTTCCTTTGATCCTAGTCTTGGTGTAACAAGTACAGCGTCTTATGGTAGAGTTTATATATCAATCAAATCTACCACAGGAAATAATTTAACAATATCTCAGAAAGAGCTACTTGTATCTCAGTTAGGAAAATTTAATGTTGCTTCTATTACTCCTGTCATTATTGACCCAGACGTAACCTCACTAATTTTGAATATTGGATTCAAATACGACTCCAGTAAAACCACCAAAGAAAAATCTGGCCTGCAAACTGCCGTTATCAATGAGTTAAAAGATTATAACAACAAACAGCTAAAATCTTTTAACCAAGTATTCCGTTTCTCTAACGTGTCTGCTATTGTTGATAATGTGGACACAGCGATTTTAAATAATACAATGACTGTTACTATGTCTAAAAAAATCGAACCAGTGCTAAATGTTAAACGTGGTTACTTCCTATATTTCAATAACAAAATTTACAACCCCCATCCGACACATAACGAAGAGAATGGCGGTGTTACTACTTCATCAGGCTTCTATCAAGACGGGAATACTACTAACGAAATATTCTTTGATGATGATGGTGAGGGGAATATGAGAACATACTATATTTCTGGTATTACCAGATTATATACAAATCGTCTAGCAGGGAAAATTGATTACAATACAGGCTCAATCGTAATCAACTCTATCAACATTACGAAGATGTCTAAAGTGGATGGATTGAAAACAACTACAATCCGAATTACTGCTTTACCGACATCTAAAGATATTGTACCTGTTCGAAATCAGATATTAGAATTAGACATAGTGAACTTAGGATGCGTAGGAGAAATAGATACAATTGCTGTTGGGGATGCTGGTGCTAGTTCAACCTATACCACCACACCTTCAGCTCCAGATAATAAGAGTTATTAACAGATGGCGCCCTTTGATGCAGAATTAACAACTAAAATTTCTCCACTGATAGAAGGCCAGGTGCCTGATTATCTTCAGGCAGAGAATCCAAAGTTTGTCGAATTTCTAAAACAGTATTATCAGTTTTTGGAAGCTGCTGAACTACGGGTCAGTGGTATTATTAATAATATAGTTTTAGAGAATACTGATGTTCGATATCTACGTAGTGAAGATGGCACAAAGATTGTTGCTGAATCAGGCGTAGGTACTACTGGTAAATTTATCGAAGGTGAATTAATAACTGGTACTGATACCAAAGCTACAGCTACAGTTTTGATTGATGATCTAGATCAAGAAAAACCTAGATTGTTTATTTCCTCTACTCAGAAATTTAATATAGGTGAAACGGTCACGGGTGCAACTTCTGGTGCTTCTGCTCAGATCATTCAGTATCGTGCTAATCCTATTCAGAACATACAACAACTATTAGATTACTCCAATGTGGACAATACTACTTCCACAGTATTAGATGAAATGCAACGGCAGTTTATGGATGCTATTCCAGAGACTTTGGCTAATGGAGTTTCTAAGAGAAATCTATTAAAGAATATTAAAGACCTCTATGCGGCTAAAGGAACTTCTGAAGGACATAAACTCTTTATGCGTTTGATGTTTGCTGAAGAGGCAGAAATCTTCTATCCTACACAATACATGTTAAGAGCATCAGATGGTAACTGGACTAAGAAATCTGTTATCCGTTGTGAAAATTCACAAGGAGCAAATGGTCAAGAAGTTATAGGACAGACACTAGTAGGACGATCCTCTGGTGCTTCAGTCTTTGTTATTAATGCAGTTACGTTTGCCCAAGGTAGTGCTTCCATAACAGAATTCGATGTAGACTTACGATATGTTGTTGGTACTTTTATTGATGGTGAAACTCTAACGGCCGATGGACTACTAACCTTCACCGAACAAAATTTTACTATTCAAAAGATTATCGCAAGTGCCACAGTAGATAACGGTGGTATACTTTACAATGCTGGTGACATTATTTCTATTAGTGCTGGTGGTAACAATGCAGCTCGTGCTCAAGTCAACACTACTGGTGTTGGTAATGTGGATGGTGTTCATATCGATACTGGGGGTTCTGGTTATAGAGTTGGCGATAGATTTGTTTTCACTAGTGATGCTACATCTCAACCAGCTGAGGGTTATGTCTCTTCTATTGGTGGATCGTTTCTTTTAGAAAACAATGAAAATATAGACGGTGTGATCAGCGAAGATTACTTATCACAGGAAGAAAATACAAATTGGCAATATGCAGATATTAATATAGGACTAGAAGAAGGTGGTTCACTATTAATAGATGCTACAGACTCCAGCGGGACAGATGAGAATTGGTATTTTGATTATGAGGCCGCCGTTGAACGAAAGTTAATAGCGGACGGTAATGCTTCTAAAAGAATTACCTTTGAAGCTAACACCAACTTAACGTATGGTGAAATCGCAAACGTGATAGTGACAACCAGAGGCGCTGGTTATATTAGGTTGCCTCAAATTTCAATAACATCTGTGAATGGTACAGGTGGTAAAATTATTCCTACTACAAATACTATTGGTACAATTGAAGATGTGTCTATTGTTGATGCTGGGTTTAACTATAAGGTTGTTCCCGAAGCAGCCGTTGATGCTAAGTTTATTGTTAAACAAGTCTCTGGATCATTTTCTGCGGCAGAGAAATTAACAACTCACACAGGTACAGTTACGGGTTGGAGCTCCGCAGATCAAGTACTCTCAGTTTCAATTGAAGATGTTATTCGTATTAAGATGGAACAAGAGACTGCTGACATAAATGAGAATATCCAATTAGAAGTAAATACCGATAATGAATTTAATAGAGTACTAGGTGAGAATGCTGTAGAAGGAAACACTGGCCCAGAACTAGTTGCTAGAGGTTTGGATGATGTAGACACTACTGGTATTGTAGTAAAAGAAGAATACAGATATGATATAGAAGATCAACTAGTACTTGATTCAGATGGTAGTACTAAGGTAACAATTCCTTTAGAACGGCCGTCTGCCCCAGGCCCTAGAGCAGTCTTCAATCAACCATCTGTGGCATCAGGCATGACGCCGTTTCCGCCTTTACGACATCAATTTCCAGACCCTGGCTTGGGGGGATATGATAATGACGGCGCACTCTTTAGAGAGAACGTAGAACTTGAACAAAGATTTGTTGGCCCCGATGGTTTTGAGGATACTATTTTTGATGGTGTGACTAAGTTGCCTTCTCTTACTACTTACAGTGGTGCGTTTTCTGATGTTAACCTTCTATTAGAAGGTACTGCTGTGGGTGATGATCTACAATTAAATGGCACAGATGCAAGTAAGACTGACGCTGGTGATGATTTCCGTCAAGAAGATGGATCAACAGGCTCTGGTATGGGCGACAAGTTGATACAGGAATCCAAGGATGATGGTAATAGAGTTCGATACGAAACTCATGGCATGGTGGATAACCTCCAGTATAAGAAAGATAAGTTTCAATTAAACGGAACTAAAGAACAAGTATATACTAGTGGTGGTTGGGTTGATGCAGATCGAGCAACTTCTGAAGAGTTACAGATAGTCAGCAGTCACGTTGTTGTTGAACCTGGCAAAGAAGGTGATAGAATTATTACAGAAGACGGCGTTGATCTTATAGTGCTGGATGGTACTAATGGTAAAGCGCTTTTTAGAATAGGGTCTGCTGCGACATTCTGGGAGAAGACACTTGACGAAGGTAGCTACCTTAGAAACGAACCATTGCCAGATCGATATGTTAATGTTGAACACCCATCATCTAGAATAGTAGATGATACAGATGGTATTTTACTAGAAGATGCATCTGCTCAATCTACTGTTAACTGGACAGAGTATTTGATTCTACAGGGTCAAGATGGTACTTCTAATTCTGATGCTGACGGTTGGTATACTGAGTACACAGATTATAAAGCTTCTCATGGTAACGATGATAGAGACATTTGGATTTTAGAAGATGGAGATTGTGTCTTATCAGAAGAGTCTGTAGATGACCCTAATGGTGGATTTGATGCTGCCACATTATTGGCAAGGACTACTAATTCGGGAAGTAGAGTTATACTCGACAATAATATTGTGGGTGGTCTTGATGATATTCATATTGTTCTAGATGGAACAGATACAGAATTTACAAATGCCGGCGGGTATATGCTTCACGATGGTTTCTCTACAACAGAAAGAGGTGGAACAACTCTAGTACAAGAGAGTGGACTTGCTGCTGGTCTTTCGGCAGAAAGTGATGCTGTTCCTGGCGATGAATTAACTCACGAAACGCAAAGCTTTACATCTGGTAATATCGTAATGAATGCTTACGATGATAATAATTTGTATGCTGGGTTTGATGTTGTAACCGAAAGCTTACAGAACTTTATTGGACAAACAATTTCTACTGGCCAAGGAACGGCAGTTATTATTGGTGCTAACCTTGGTAAAGTTTCTGTTAATACTGGATTTATAACAACAGACGTTGGTAGATATTCATCTACGAATAGTTTGATATCAGAAGATGTTATTCGTATTCAAGATTCATATTACTATCAAGACTTCTCTTACGAAGTTCGTATTGGTCAATCTGTCAACACATACATGAATGAATTGAAACGTGCAGTTCATCCAGCTGGTTTCATTCCATTTGGTAAGGTTACTATTGCTAGTCTGATGTCTGTGTCTATGTCACCAGCTGGTATTGGTCGTGTCGATCCTCCGTTGGCGTCCTTCTCTCCAGTACTTGCTTCTTCTCTTAGAGAATTGTTTGAATTGAGAATTAATCACAGATTGGGTATACCTAAAGTATTTGAACAAGGTAGTTTGTTTGCCGAACTTAGATTAGAGAACGGCACTTCAGATTTCAACTTTGTTTTGGATGGTACTGAATATGGTACACTACTAGAAGCAGAAGAAGGCGGTGTTATCAGTCTTGAGGAATCTCATGACGATGGAGATAACATTTGTATTGTTGCTGGAGATGATGGATCACAAGTTGATGCTGGGGATAATATTTCATTAGACGGTACGGACATATTCGGCACAGACAATGTAGATGTGCTTGGTGAAGTTAGTTCTATACTTCTAGATGGTTCAAATATTGTAGACGGTGCTGTACAGGATGCTGGTTCTTCTTTATTGTTAGACGGTAGTGCTCTTGGTGTATACAATCTTATAGATGCCGATAGTAATCAACTAGTATTAAACGGTACTAGTGTTGATGGAAATACTCCAAATAGTAAAGTAGTACATGAAGATGGAAATAATGTTGGTGCAAAAATAATAACAGATTCTATTCAAACTACAAGTGGTCAAGTATTTGATTCCTCAGAAAATATAGTTTCAGAATCCTCTATGGGTGGCGCTCTTACATTACAAGATAGTTCTGGTAAACTAATGAGTGAGGCTGCAGCTGGTGTTACCGATCCAGATCGTGAAAATCTTTTCATCAGAATGTTAAAGGTAAAAATTTCTGTACCGAAACCTAGAGCGCTTAACTCTGTTGGACTTAGTTCAATGGGTATATCTGATATGTTCAGTGATGCCTTTGGTGCAACACACATACAATTAGAAGATGCCCTACGGAAACGTGGCCCAACGATTAACGCTTCTAGACTTGTTCTTGATGGTTTAGATGTTGGTGGTAAAGATGATCCATTAGATGTTAAAAACCAAGGCGAAGCAATTGAGATGGAAGTATCTCAAGCTGTTAACTTAGGTTCTGGTCTAAAGTTTTCTGACTTTAATAAGAAGAACACTTGGACTATTGATTTGGAAGATGGAACTGGAAGCATATACTTAGAAGATTATGCTGGCGGTTTCCTTGTTTCTGAAGATGAAATAGTTTCACCACTATTATCAAACTTCTTAGAACAAGATATTTTGTTGAGAGAAAATGATATTGATCACGTTTCTGATTGGGGGAGATTACAATTAAACAGAACTGCTGTCGATAGCGATGATGAATTTGATTTCATTGTTCTTAATGCTATTGATGCTACGGGCCGAGGTGATGGAGATTATGTCTTAAAAGAAACTTACTCTGAATATCACAAGTCTGTAGATGGCGATCTTGGTGGACTAGGAATACTTACAGAAGATTCTGATCAGTCTGGTAAGTATCAGTTAGAGAATCCAAGAAACTTCTTTATGTTATATGATGGTATATATTCTGAGACTCAAGGGTGGACAGATGATGGCACGCCGATGACGCTTGAAGATGGTTCCAACTTACTTACCGAAGTCACAGACCCATTTGGAATTAGTATACTTCTAGAAGAAGGTTCAGCTACAACGAGTGGTTCAAAGTTGTTGTTAGATTCTCAAAGACTTTCATTAGAAGATCATATTAACGATGGTCATGTGCCTGATAGTAACTGGGGTGATAATTCTTATTATCCAGAATTTACACGGCCAACAGAAATTAAAATTCGTCCAGTAGGAAGAATATCCCTACAGGATGAAAGGGCTATTACAGAATTGGTTCTGGATAGTCACGAAGTATCAACGGGCCCACTGGTCGTAGATAGTCAAGGTGATAATATCATCTTTGATCGTACAACTTTATCTGGAGACGATATTGGGGATAAGGTTATGGTTGAATCCAATGCCGAAGTTATCCTTGATCAGTGTGCCGGCGGTATGTTACTAGATGCAGATGGCGGTATGGTTAGTTTTGAAGAAGGTACTCATGCTAGTCTAATTGCTACAGGTAAGGCGTTCTTACCTCTAGGTGCTGAGGCGGAAACTTTCGATAATGAGACTAGGACTACATTTGACAGTACCAATCAAACTTACGATGTTGTCGAAGGCAGCTAACGACTTCGTATAAATAGAAGAAGAGAAAGGGATCGTATTAATGGCATATCAAACAATAGGGGTTGGTTTAGCAGCAGATGATGGGCAAGGAGATTCCTTACGTATTGGTGCGGTAAAAATAAACTCCAACTTTAATGAGATATACACAACATTCGGAGATGGATCAAGTTTAACATCTGGTATCGGTGTTGACGGCTCTGTAATAACATTAACATCCCCAACAATCAACACTCCTACTATAGTAGGTGTTGTATTAGGTATTCAAACATCTGCAAATATTGTAACCCTTGCTACCACGACAGTTAACGGTACTACATTAAAAGCAGGCGGATTGACGTTGGCTGAAGGTTCAATAACGGACAGTACTGGTGCTATTAGTTTCTCAGATGAAAATCTTACGACAACTGGTACTATTAACAGTGGACAGATATCAACAGATGGAGTTTTATATATTACTGGCGGTGTAGCTGGTGGAGAAGTTAGTTTTCTTCAAGTAGAAGGTACAGCTGACGGAAGTGAACTAAACTTTAAAGCAATCGATCCTACTGGAGATCGTACTCTAACCTTTCCAGACATTACGGGAACTATTATCACATCAGCTGATACAAACACGGTAACTGGAGTTATGCTTGCTGCTGATACGGTAGTGGAAGCAAACATGGCGAATGACTCAATAAGTTCAGTTGAATTGAAAAGTCTTTCTACATTACTAATTAAAAATTCTGGCGGCACAACTTTAAAGACACATTACGGTGCTGGTGCATAAATAGAACGAGGATAAAAAAATGACAGCAATAATTACGGAAAGATTTAGGCAACACAATGCGACTCAATTCTTTGAGTCCTTTAGTGAAGCTTCTGGGAACTCTTATTACCTTTTCATAGGTAAAGCGACTCCCTTCACCACAGGAACATCTGGAGGCTCGGATGGCGCTCCACCTACACCAGTAGATGGAATAAGTGAAGAGTTTTATGTGTGGGATGATATGATTGCTGCTAAACAAATTACTGGTAGTTTTATAAGTTATGCAATTCCTCGGCGTGACTTTGCTAACGGTACAATTTATGATATGTATGATCACGCAGTTAGTTCTTCTAATGTAACTACTTCTGGTGCTACAAACATATACGACTCAAGTTTCTTCTTCTTAACTGCTGATTATCGTGTATATCAAATACTAGACAACAATGGCGGAGTTGCATTTAGTGGTTCTGCTCCTACATCAGAATCTACTGCCCCATTCGAATCTGGTGGATATGTTCTTCAGTATATGTACTCTCTCACATCTTCAGAAGTTGAGAAGTACTTGACAACAGACTTTATGCCTGTTAGTACAGACACAGCAGTTAGTTCGGCCGCAGTCGATGGATCGATTGTTTCCCTTAAAGTAACTGGTGGTTCTGGATATTCAGATGGAACTTACTACGCTGCCATATATGGAGATGGTACAAGTCAAGGAACTTCCTCTGGTGGTATTGTAAGAGTTACCGTTGTTAGTGGTGCTGTTGCATCTTTCGGTCTTACTGCTGGAACAGACACAACAATTCATGCTATCGGTTCTGGATACACTTACGGAAAAGTAAACCTTGCTTCTGGATATACCTTTTCAGATACAGGCCTATCAACTGCCTCGGCAATGGGTGGTACTGGTGGAGTGGTAGAAGTTGTAATTAGTCCTAAAGGTGGTCATGGTTATAATGCTGTTGAACAACTTGGTGGACATTATCTTATGATGAACACAACTCTAACACAGTCTGAAGGCGATGACTTCACTACTGCTAACGATTTTCGAAGAGTGGGTGTTGTTGTAGACCCTTATATTTACGGTACATCTACATTATCTACTGCTTCAACTGTAAGACAAACATATGCTTTAAACTTAACAACCCTCAGTGGTACTTTTGATATTGATGAGAAAATATCACAAGAGACTACTGGTGCGATTGGCAAGGTTGTTGATTGGGACTCTAGTTTAAATATTCTTTATTACCAACAAGAAAGGTTTGGGGATTATGGAACGAATGGTTCTACTGGTTCCTATGTTGCTTTTAGTGGCGCAAACAAAGTTACTGGATCAACTTCAAATGCTTATGGTACTCCAGATGCAGCTTCGGATAGTGCGGTTACTCTTGCTGGTGGCGCTACAATGTCATTTACAAATGGATATGCAAATCCAGAGTTACAACCAGATAGTGGCAATATAATTTATATAGAAAATAGAAAACCGATTAGTCGATCATCTGACCAAACGGAAGACATTAAACTTATTGTGGAGTTCTAAAAAATGCCAATTAAAACCGATTTAAATGTAACGCCGTATTACGACGATTACAACGAAGAGAATAATTTTCATCAAATTCTCTCTAGGCCTGGTTATGCTATCCAAGCAAGAGAGTTAACTCAGATGCAATCCATCTTGAGGAATTCTGTAGAACATATTAGTAATTTTGTTTTGCAAGAAGGTTCCGTGGTGGTTCCTGGCCAACTGAGAGTTATGAATGATTTTAGTTTCATTAAATTGGCGGCAGATTTCGGAGGAGAAGCAGTAGACGTTACTCAGTATCTTGGTACAGAAATTCAAGGTGTTACTTCTGGTGTTAAGGCACATGTACAACATGTGATTGCTGGAACAACTACAGAACAACCAACTCTCTATCTACGTTATACTTCAACTGGTTCTGATAATACATCCACAGTATTTAATGACGGTGAAATACTTAAAGCTAATTTAAAGTCTATAGTTAACGGTTCTACAACTTATGCTATCGGTGCTAATTCTGCTCAAGCACATAGTACTAAGGCAACAGGTCAAGGATTAGCCGCTGTTATACAATCTGGTATCTATTATCTAAGAGGTTGTTTTGTACATGTTGCAGAACAGACACTAATCATATCTAAGTATACTACCTTTGGGCCTGGAACTTCTGTACGGGTTGGTTTTACTGTTAAAGAAACTATTGTTACTCCAGAGACAAATACTACTCTACTAGACAATGCTTCTGGAACTTCCAACTATGCAGCCAAAGGTGCTCATAGATTGCACATCGATGCGAAGTTATCTTTCCTACCAAAAGGATCAACTGATGATGGTAATTTTACTGAACTTATGATCACGGATAATGGAATATCTGTTTCTCCTATCGATAGGGCTCAGTTAGGTTCCATAATAGATACCCTTGCTCGTAGGACTTATGACGAATCTGGTGATTACACGGTTCGTAATTTCCAATATGAAAATATGGAATCGGTTACTCTTAATGAAAACCTTGGTGTTTATAATAAGGGTGATGTTACATCCGGCGGCAAAATAGCATCAAATGCTTTGCTTGCTCTTAAAGTATCGCCTGGTAAAGCATATATCAGAGGTTTCGAGATTGAAAAATTAACGAATACTTTTGTAGACATCCCCAAAGCTAGAACGGTTAGTTCAATCAACGCTGGTGTTACAACATACGATATTGGTAACTTCCTAAACGTAACTAACGTATTTGGAACGCCTGACGTTTCATTTATTAGTGGTGAGACTACTCCCTATAAACAAATCTCTTTGTTTGATGACGTTACCCAAATTAGGGGTGTATCATCTGGTAATCGTATTGGTGTGGCACGTGCAAGGACAATAGAATATTCTACTGGTACAGTTGGCCAAACGACTTCTGTGTTCAAGTGTTATTTGTTTGATATTCGCCCATTCACCCAATTAACATTGAGTGATACTCCTAGTCCTACCCTTGAAGCAAATCATGTTCTGGGTGGTGTACAGGTTAAGGGTGAAACCTCTAAAGCAACTGGTTGGGTATTTGCTGATGGTACTTCTGGAGAAAACGTGTATCTCACAAATGTTTCTGGTATATTTAAAGATGGAGAAAAGATTACAGCCTCTGATTCAGCGGAATCAGACGGCATTGTAGAAAACTCTGGTAATGTAGACATTACTATCTTACGGTCACGTATTAACACGATTAGTGAAGCCCGTCAACTACACATGACAGATGTCGATAGTGGACAGAACTTCTCAGCTGATATTGTTTTAAATGCTCTACCAACCACGGAGTCTTATTTGACTTTGGATGGTACAAATGAATTTGGATTGAATGGTAATGAGAATATTGTCGGAGAATTAGATAATGTTCCTATCGGTCTTAACCGTGGTGCTACTGGTGGTACAGGTTCTACTCTACCTCAGGCTAAATTGAAATTATCAGAAAAGAATATTGGAGTATTTAAATTACCGAAGACAGGTATTAAAACTCATCTAACAACTGCTAATGCTGGTGCAAGTGATACTACTTATTACTTACGTAGACAATATGTCACAACCTCATCCTCAGTTGGTGTCGTAACAATTAGTGCTGGAACGAATGAGGTGTTTACCTCTCACAGTGAAGTTGACTATACAGTTTCTATTCTTTCACAAGGTTCTGGTGGTCTAGGACAAGCTGGTGATATAGTTAGTGCGTCTACTGGTTTCTCTGGTGCTGGTACATCTACTGCCACTATCACGAATAATGACATTTTTGGTAACGGT